CAACACTGCGGGATTAGTTTAATGGTAAAACAGCAGATTTCCAATCTTCGGTCGGGGGTTCGATTCCCCCATCCCGCTCCAAGGATTCTATGAACAAAGTCATCGACTCAAACGAAGTATTTCAAAAATTTGATTTTAGTTCTATAATTAAAGAACAAGACAATCACGAAGTTATAGAAATTATTAAAAAGATTGTAGACAGCGGTAACTACTTTACCAACAGTCCAAAATATCAAACCAAAGAAAATTTGTTTGCCCGTACTGAACCAGTTTGGGTGAAGTACAGAATGAGTTTCTTAATGAGCCTGTTCATGTATCTTGGACGTGAAGTAAAAGTATCAAACATGATGGCATGGAGTTTTATGACAAATCTTGAGGGTGCCGAAGAACGTGATAGTTTATGGCATCATCACTGGCATCCACAAAATCCAAATAGCAAAATGATGAGCGGTATATTTTATCTACGTATACCCGAAGATGTTAAAGATAGAGACTATTGCGGCACAGAAATGGCACCAGAAGGTGTTGCCAGCGATGATAAATTTTTTGTTCGTCCTACAGACTTTAATTGGTTATTGTATCCAAGTAGTCACTGGCATCGTCCAGGAATTGTACAAAGTGATCAATATAGATTTATATTGGCTGTAGATATAGAATATCAATAAATTTTCTGCCGATAGGTAAAGGGATATACCAGTAGCCTTCTAAGCTATTATTCCAGGTTCGAGTCCTGGTCGGCGGACCAAGTATTATGCGGGCATAGCTCAGTTGGTAGAGCACTATCTTGCCAAGGTAGATGTCAGGAGTTCGAGCCTCCTTGCCCGCTCCAAAGTTTCGCTTGACAAGTATGCTAATTGATGCTATAATATATATGTAAAAATGTAACGCTGAAAGGAAACAAGATGATTAAAGAGTACGAAAGCATCCAAGGGGATAATTTAGAAGAAGCCGATATGGCTCAACTGCTGTCAGTAACTGCTAATGCAGATGCTGTAGCCCGAGTCCGAGCTGCTATTCCAACTGGTCCAAGTCAGAGTCACTGTGACGAATGCGGAGAAGAAATTCCCGAAGCTAGGCAAAAAGCAGTTCGTGGATGTAAGACTTGTATCGATTGTCAAAATCATATAGACAGGTTGAAGAAAAATTATGGTTGATACTTTATTAGCATTGTGGTTAATGGCGTTTGCCAATAATTCCTATAATGAAATGACAGCACCGCCTCCAGTAGTTAAAGTAGAGAAATTAACAGTACCAATAGAATTGTATTATCCGGATTTAACGGACAATATGTGGGACCCAAATTGGATCAATAAAAAATCATAATGAAATATCCTAACCTACTTGAATCAATTAAAAATGTAATTAATCACTCTCCAGCACGATGTGGCAGAGTATATTTTGAGTGCGTGATAACAAAAGACAGTGATACACTTAAAATAAAATTTTCACCCACAACTGAATATTTTGAATTGGATGAAAGAGCAGACGATGAAACTAGACTGCAAGATTCTTTTACCTTTTACGAAAGTCACCATCACACTGGGTTGGCTATAGGAGCATTAGAAGGATTCTTTCAAGTCAATAATATTCCATATAACATAGACGAATCTAATTCTCCAAAATACTTCGAGGTGCTGGTCAATGTATAATCTTACTTTAAATCATACACTGGTGCATGCCAATCGATCATTTGACATTGACACTCCTGTTGATGCAGAAACCGTAGAATATCTAAGCAACATGATAGACGAGTTTTTAGCAGAAAATCCAATTGCTAAAAAAACTATGATACAAGATAAAGAAGTTATTAAAAAATTCTTTCATATTGGACACTGGTGTAGAGATGGTGAATTTAACGGTGATGTTAAACTTCCTTCTATCTATGCTCCGTTGTTAATCATACTTCCTCCTATTGATACATTGGATGGAAAATCGTTAATCAATCTTGGCCGATTTTATTCTAAATTGGGAATGGCTGTTTTAAACCGTGGATATGCATTAGCATACCAAAACAGTTTAGATTGTCAGGATCCTCGTTTAAAAGAATTACAAGAATATCTACACATAGACTACGACACGTTTTCGTCATCTAAAAACGAAGATGCTTTTCTTTTAAAAACAGTTATTTGCGTAGGAAACAAACTAATACCCGATAGTCCACATAATTGGGATTGGACTCGAGCTAAGATATTTGAATCTTTTCCAAAACTTAAAGTTGACTTCGTTAAGGATTACACATGATACAATTAAAAATAATCAGCGTAAGACCAATAGATACTGATAGCATTGATCGCTTTTTTAACAGCGATGATGGTATTGCAGAATATATTAAAAAACATTTTCAAGATACAGGCAAACTTATCAGCACTTCTAGCAGTATTAGTGAAGACTATTCTACGCAGACCAAAACATTAATTTTTAAATCTCAAGAAGATTACGATGTATTTGTAAATGATGAAGTTTTACAATATCAAGATGTTTTACGAAATAGATACAATAAGTGGCACAATATAACTATTAATACATTAGTAACAGAAAACTAATCTGTGGCATTTTTACAACACCCCGTTAATTTTGGTTGACGGGGTTTTTGTTTGGTGTTATAATTACGGTATGATAGAAGTAAAAAGTAAAACAAAAATAGAAGAATTCGAAACACTAGACCTCGCAATGATGTGGGCTAAGAATGTAGATGAATTTGTTACCATTACAGTTAATGGAATGGAAATAGTAGGACGATTTGGCGCTGACAGCATTGTCGACGGCAAGTGTCCAGATGGTGTAGATTACACCTGGAAGAAACGGAGAATATGATGCCTTGGATTGAAAACGTAGCGGCTGCTGATATCCCAATTGGGTTCCATCACGATGCTGGCCCAAATAGTATGCTGATTAGTATTGTGGATCCAGCCAGCTGGCGTCCTGAAGCTAAACATGAATTCAAAGAGCGTCATAACTTTGAGTTCTTGGACATCGAAGAAAAAGACTTTGCACTAGATGAAGCCATGCGTTGTAGTCATGAGCAGGCCGCTGAGTTGGTTCGACTACTACAACACGCATTGGAAAATCGCATGAATGTGGTTGTTCATTGCTACGCTGGCATTTGCCGTTCGGGTGCGGTTTGTGAGGTTGGAGTCATGATGGGCTTCAGCGATACTGAGCGTTTCCGTGCGCCTAACTTGCTAGTCAAGCATCGCATGATGAAGCATTTGGGTTGGACTTATGATGCGGATGAAAAGCCGGTTCCGCTTGCAGGAGATGAGTATATGCGTCAAGATGGTGATATCTAGTGGTTGACCTTTTGAGTGTTTGATGTTATAATTATACATTACACAGTGAAAGGCACAAAATGGCTGGAAAAGCGAAATCGGTTTACTTAACGGTAACCACAATGGATCACAAATCAGTTTTTCATCGCATGTTTTTTAATGCCAAACAATATAACGAGTTTGTTAACACAGATGAGTTTAAAGTAAAGTACCCAACAACGGAATTTAAAATTGTAAAAGAAGTTTACTAAAAAAAGGAGGCTATATGCCAAGTGTATTCTTAGTAAGCGACACGCACTTTGGACACACAGGTGTATGCCGCTTCACACGTAACGATGGTGTTACAAAACTTCGTCCTTGGGACTCGGCTGAGGAAATGGACGAAGCAATGGTTAAAGCATGGAACGAACGAGTAAAGCCTACTGATAAAGTTTATCATTTGGGTGATGTTGTTATTAATCGAAAGGCTATGAAAACATTGGCTCGTTTGAACGGTGATAAAGTATTGATTCGTGGAAACCACGACATTTTTCGAGACGACGAGTATCGCGAATACTTCCGTGAGTTACGTGCTTATCATGTTATGAACGGTATGATCCTTAGCCACATTCCTGTACATACAGAAAGTTTAGGACGTTTTGGTGTTAACATACACGGACATACTCACGCAAATCGTGTGAAAAAAGCTCGTGGAGTTGATGCTAGAACTGGGGAAGTTTTATACAGCGATGAAAACGATGTACGTTATCATTGCGTTTGTGTAGAACAAACTCCGGACTTTGCTCCTATCTTATTTGAAGATGTCATAAAGAACATCGAAGCAGAGGGTGGATCAGTAGGGTTTCGTAACGGAAATTTTAGCAAAGCCGACTAATAAGTTAGCATTTAATAGGGCCTTCGGGCCCTATTTTTTTGACTATTATTGTTCCGACATAAATATATAATACAGGAATTGACATCCAGGAGTTAAAAACATGCCCTTACAGATTCGCAGAGGCACCGAACAACAAAGAACAGATATTGCATCACCATTCGCACCAGGCGAATTGGTGTATATTACTGATACCCGAAAATTATGGATCGGTGACGGCACTACCCGCGGTGGCTTACAGGTTACCGGTTTTGATGCGGAAGATGCTAGGGATGCAGTAGGTGCAGCATTGGTTGCAGGTGTACATCAAAATATTTCGTTTACATACGGCAGTACTCAAGATATTGCCAATAGAATAGATGCAACAGTAAGCCTTTCTAATTTACTCGGTAATTTAAATTTAAATAATTACAACATTACGGGTAACGGAAACATCATAATTAACGGACAACTCAGAGCAGATTCTTTTGTAGGATCTGTTTTTCCAGACGGTTCTGCATTAGGTGGTCGGGCATTAGTTGACGGAATTTCTTCTAAAATTGAATTAGATGGAACCGTCAAAGGAAATATAATTTCAAACACAAATAATGCGTATGATATTGGATCCTCTGCAATCAAATTTAAAAACTTATATCTACAAGGTTCTATTACTGCATCTACAATTACAGGTAATTTAACTGGTAACGTTGTAGGAAGTACAACCGGTTATCATTCTGGTGATACCAAAGGATCAGTATTTGGTGACGATTCGACCAAATTAGTTGATGCCGTAGAAGGAAAATTCTATGGTGGGTTTTATGGTGATCTAAGCTCTGAGCATGTTTATGTTCCAGATTCAAGTCCCGGCTTACAAGTGTATGCTAAAAAAGATTCTAGTTTTTCTGCAAACTATTACAATGGTACTAGTACTGCTAAAACTGCTATTGCCGCTGGTAATAGTGTTGGTGCTATTTCTGTCAAAGGCTGGAACGGAACTAGTTATGAATTTGCGGGAGCGTTATTTGCAAGTTGGGAAGCCGGAGCAGTTACCACAGACAATGCACCAAAATCTACTGTTACTATAGCATCTGGTAAAGGCGGCGTAGATAATCAATTTGCATCTCTTGACAGCAAAGGTATATGGCTATCTCCTATATCTAAAACAACAGTATACAACGCATTTTCAGGAACACCATTGCCGAGCGCATCATCCGTGGGTATGGGGGCAAGAGCATTTGTATCAGATGCAACCAGTCAATCATTTAACTTTGCATACTCTAGCGGTGGAACATTTAAAGTTCCTGTGTATTCAGATGGAACAAATTGGTATATTGGCTAATCAATCCAGTATATAATTAGTTGGCAATTATAGCTCATAAATAGAGCTATGATACACGGCCAATCTTATATAGATTTAGAAAAACACATCGACTTAACACAATTTGATTCCCTACGTACAGAAATTTGTAGAGGAATAGCTACTGCTAGACACCTTGCCATGGATGGGCTTCATGAAATTCCAGAAGGCACTATCCATCCACATGCACAGGGTATAATAGTTAAACCACTATACGAAGTAGTTACCATGTGGAATTCATTGCCAGATGATGATCCTCTAAAAATTGCTGGACAGGGATTAGATCATAATCAACTTACTGACTATTTAAAAACTGCCTTCGGTGCTTACGATTATTATCGCCTCTTTCCTATCCTCAATGAGCATAATGTTGTAGGTGAAGTTGCTGAACATTTTCCTGGTTTATTAAAATGGATCCA